AACTGGTTTCTTACCAGTAATACCATCACCAAAATATATTTCATACTTACCACCTGGATTTTCTTGTAGATAATATACTTGTGCCTTTGAGTCTACACTTAATAGTGATTCAAATTTTGTATATATGTTATAAGACGTTGACCTTTCATTGTCTTGTACTCTTACTCTTAATGTACTAGTATCTGCATCAGTATCTGCAAGTTGAAATTTCTGATTATCAATATCATTATCAACTCTGTAAAGTAAAGATTTTAAAGTTCCTTGTACAATACTAATATTATTAAAAGTATACTTATTAGTGGCCGAATTAAGAGTTGCCGATTCATTATTTAAAAGAGCAAAGTCATATCTAATTCCACTTAGCGTTGACCTAAGTTTTGTTCCTCTTTTAAGTACAAGTGATTCTGGTCTGACTGATTCATTAGTTGCATCGATTTCAATATTTACTGTAGCCCTACCAGCAAGAATTGACCTAGGAGTATAACCTAAAAGTTTAGCACGAGTAACTACATTACCTCTAATTTGAGCTGAATCTAAAAATGCCTCATTCAAAGCATAGTGAGCGGCCATTGCATTATAATGTGTATTATATGCAAGAACATCAAGTAGTACATTAAGACTACTTCCTTCAAAGTTAAAATCATTAAACTCAGATTGATTCTTTAGATAGTTTTTTAAATTATCTTTAATTTGGTCGAAATCTAGTTCGGTTACGTTTAAGTTACTGGCCATATTATTACCTTAATCTTCTTAGAGAAATATCTAGTTTTTCAATTCTATTATTCTCTTTTATTTTAAATTTTATAGTAATGTCATATCTATTTTTATTATCATTACTTTTTGCATTTACCTTTATTATATCTACTCTACTTTCTTTATCAAGGGTACGTTTTATCTCTTCTTCTATAGATATTTTTGTTAACAGATCCATGGGTTCAAAAAGTAAACCTCTTAAATTTCCACCTAGTTGTGGCTGAAATGGTCTTTCGAATACATCAGTTAACAGCATATTTTTTAATGCATTTCTAATGGCCCTATCATCTTTTAGAGGTCTAATATCACCAGTATAAGGGTGTACTGCCAAAGATAAATCAATATCACTATGGGGTTTTTTACGCGCTAGTTCTTTAGAACCACCTGTAATGTCCGATGTATTTACTCTACTATTTTGAAAATCTATAGCCATATAGTTATTTATAAGGGCTTAGTTAAAGAATTATTCAATAACCAATAATTTCTGTCCAGCAATTGGTGAATTATTAAGTGTAACACTTGTGGAATTATGTGTATAATCACTTGTATCTAATTCTGTGCCTTCTAAAAATACTTTACCCGTTCCTCCTGTAACTCCGTATTCGGTTTGGTTTAATATTGTTGTAAAAGCATATACATCTGGGCTGCCGTCTGTCGCGCCCACCATTACTGTTTCTACTTTAGAGAGAGAAGGTAAAGAAACACTAGGTAACTTTTTAAGACTGTTTATATTAAACTCTCCATCTATAGTAATCTCTTTAGGAAGTCCAATTAAGCTTAAGAAATCACAAAAGTCAAATGTAATAAATTCAACAAGAGAACCAAGACCAATTGCCTCTAAGAACTTTTGAATTAATTGTACCCACTTAAGAAGAAGATACTTAGGCCATTCTTCAGCAAAGTTTTTCATTCTAGTCAGTAATCTTTCTATCTTTCTTTCGGCCATTTCAATATACTCATTAGTCTCTCCACCCAATAAGTCCATAATACTAAATCCAGCAATGTTTATTGACTCTAACTGTTCTATTAACTCTGCCTCTAATTCTCTTTTTAAATCATCGGGTGCATCTTCTATCTGTTGTTTTACACTTGCAATTTTTTCTTCTATAATCTGTTCTATGTCTAGTGTTAGTAGTGCAGGCAAAGATGGTAATCCTAATGCATCCCATATAACTTTAAATTTATCTATAAGTGCACCAAAGGCTCCGTGTATAATAGCAAGGGCTCCTTTAGTTAGTTCAGACATAAGATACTTCCATATATTTTCTGCCTTTAAACCATCTGACTGTAAACCAGAATCATTAGTATATCTTCTAAACTGCTTTGGTATAAACTTTTCAAACTTTTCTAAATCATTTGCAATTTGAAGTTTTAATTCTGCTCTATATTCTGGGTCAGAAAAAAGTTTTATCACATCTATATCTAAACCAAAAACTGGAATACTAAAAGAGATAGGTAATATTTTATTAATGATTTCCATAAACTTAACTTGAACAAACATATGATATTCTTGAACCATTGCTTCTATTCTTCTTTCCCATTCTAGTTCAGGAATTTCTAAATTACCATATATAGGTTTTGTAAGTGATATTGGAAAGTTACCAAGTGCATCTTCAACCTTATCTAAAATATCCATTATCTTTTTAGCTTCATCTTCATAACCAGAGATAGCCAATAAATTAGCTATGTTTATAATCTCTGTAAAGTTATTTACTAACTCAGCCGGAGTAGGTAATAATACCTTACTGCATGGTATATCAATGGTTGTTGGCATTATACTGTACCAAACCAAGTACCACCAAGTTGGCTTGCTCCATTTACATTTTTTACTTTATCTAAGAATGCAATATTAGTTCCTTCACCATAAGCGGCAGGGTCAGCTGCAGTAAAGTTTAACCATTCAGTAGAAGCACTAGATAAATTATTATTAAGTGCCGCTTCAATACCCTGGCCTCTAGCGGTACTCATTTCAGAATATAAACTACTTGGTATTCTTTCACCAGGAACTCCAGTGACTCCTTGGAATTGATTTCTTTGAGTTAGTACACCTTCAATAGTATTAGGAAACTTATCTGACCTGACTCTATTTAAAATAACAGCCGCAACTCCTGCCCTTTCAGCTGGATTTGTAGTGGCTTCTGCAGAGACTGCTCTTATAAGCATATCCATTTCTCTATCATCTATAGAACTACCTAAAAAGGCCTCGACTGTTTCTTTAGTATTAGTTGCTGCATCAAAGGGGTCAATACTTTCTACTTTAGGAATATCAAAGTTTTCTATTGAAGCGGCTGTATTCATTCTAATCTTAGACGCCCTAATATTAACCGTACCACCTGCACCCTGAGCATCCAAGTTTATACTACCACCTTCAGTTTTAACAAATACATCACCACCATTGCCTGGATATATTTCAATCCTTGAGCCAGTTACAGCTAAGGGTGGAAGGCTTCTATTTCTAAGTCTTATAAGACCAGCACTACTATAAATTTCAGTATTACCATTCTCATCCATTAATATTTCTGAGCTTTCAGTACCATGTGAAATTCTAATTTTTTCTTTGTTTTCAGTATTGTCTAGTTGAATGATATGACCAGCCTTAGACCTATACACTTTATTATCCCAACTTGATCCTACTTCACCTGGTATATCTTTTACAAAGTTACCTGTAGGTGAATTTAAAAAACCAGTTTCTGGAATATCGGAATCTTCTTCTTCTTCATTTTTAGATTGTGTTGCAATGGAACCCATTACTAAAGGGTCTTGTGCTGATCTACCATCTCTAAAAAATCCTACTACCCAAGAACCAATTTCTAAGTGGTGATTACTTCCATTCCCTTGTATACTTGCTGTAGTTGTAGGCATCATAACTGTTGCCCAAGGAAGGTCTTTAACTGCAACAGAATCATCATAGTAACCTATACACCTAACCTTAACTCTGTTAAGATAAAGAGGGTCTTGTACATCTTCTACTATTCCAGTGAACCAAGTAAATTGGCCTTTCTTAAATTCATCCATTAACTTTCTCCGTTACTAACCCATTTGGTTCAACTTTAGGATGACCATCTCTGACAAGAGTAATAACTTGTGTGTATTGTTTATTAAAATCATGTGTTATATTTGTTATTAAATATTTACCACTAGTAAAATTATCTAGTGGAGCTGCGTCAAGTTCTTGTTCATAAGAGTTATGTATATTTAGTTGAAGTAACTGGCCAACCTTTATTGAAAAGTCACCTGGTACTTTAATTGACTGCTGATGTGATTTTAACATTGCGAGTTTAGATAATGTCTTAGACCTATTTAAACCTTCCATTAAATTTTTATCACCTGTAGTTGTATTCTCATCATCAGGTTGTTCATTTAGATATGCCGTAGAGTTTTTTGAGATATAATAAATCCTTGAATTATAATTTTCCATATACTTTTCTTCATCAGCAAATGTTTTTACTGTTTCTATACTGGACTCTTTATTGTGTTGTTCTGTTAAAGGTATTACATTCTTTTTACCAATATCTACTGTTATAGTATTAGAGGCCATGGCTCCTTCCATCTCAGCAACAAATTTAGAATATCCACCAGTTGAACCTAGTGCAGTTATATATTGTCTTTCTTCATGATAGGTGTATGGGCTTTCCTTCTTTTCTTCAACTTGTATAGAAGGTCTATAAGAATATGTAAAATACTCTATCTTTTCACCCTTAAATTCCTCAATCATTTTATCTAGTGATTTAAATCTTAGTACACCATCAGCAGTTTGATATAAAAATAAAGGTGAGTTACTATGGTCTGAATATCCTTTTAACCATCTCATTGACTGTAAAGGTTTTGTATATGGGTATATACCCTTGACTATGTTGACACCTTCTGTTTGTATATCAAGTTGGTTATCTTTTAATTTTAAATCTGCAGTGGCAATATTTTTTATTAGAGTCCCTATAGAACCATTGAAAGAATCTGTTAGTATTTTTTTATTTGACTCATATACATATTCGGAAACACAATTTAAAACATAAGTAACCATTCCAGGTTTTAATCTTGTAAAACCTTCTATTTCTAAAATTCTTAAATTTAATTTTATTTTATCTGTTACAAAATCTAGTGCGGATATTTCATCTGGTAAACTTTTACTTACTACCAATTCTATTTTTTCATCACCAGATAATTGTGCATTACCAATAAAGTTTACAGTATCACCAATTGCTAATCTTACTTCTACTTGATTTGAACCAAGGTCTTCTTTAATATTAAAATGTGTTATTAAATCTCTTATATCCTTTGGCTTTTTATCTCCAACGTGCAATGTAATATTACACTTTTCAATAAAGAAACCTGTAGGAATATTAGGCGTATCTTTCTTTACATTACCGCCCTGAGGTTGAGACTGGCCTTGTTCTTCATTCATTAATTAATTCCATATAGTCATTATAGAACTGCTCTATATTTTCTGGTTTTATTACCCTTAATCTTGACCTTTGGTCATTAAGTGATATAATATGTTCTCTATTACTTATATATTCTAATCCGCCATTAATTAAGGGATTAACATCTGCCTCTGCTAGTTGAGACCTTTGTGGAATATTTAATTCATCAATAAGGCCTTCTCTGTTTGCATATAAAGGTTCATATTCATTTGTAATAGTATTATTAATATTACTAGTATTTACTGCATCGGGTGATTCCGTAAAAATAATATTAGAAAATTCTCTTTGAGTAATCACTCCATTTGCATCTGCCACATTTTTAAAATATCTATGAGGAGCATCTGCATATTTCCAAGCCATAAATGACTGTACTGAATGACCACTAGTACCACCTGTTACAATTTCAAATGTATTACCGTTACCTATGAATGAACCTGTAGTATCTTGGATAATTAATTGGTTTTTATCTATGTCTTTTTTAACTAAAGTTCCTACTGCATTTGATGTACCACCAGTAATTGTTTCTCCTAATTCAAATCTACCTGCAATTGAATCATTATGACCAATAACAATACCATCACTATCTACATCTGGTACTGGGTTAGAGGCAACTGCCCACCCATTAAATTCTTTTTCAATATAATCTTCTAACATTCTAGTACTCATTGGCCAGACTTTATATCCATCATGTAAGAAATTATTTACTACGAAAAAAGTCCAATAATATTTTGTTGTTCCATATAATCTTTGAGAAACAATATCTGGTCTTTCTCCATCTTGTACTGTATAGGTTGTGTAGGAATATAATTGGTCAAGTCTATCACCTATAGGTCTTACTTGTCTATAGATATCAACTACATCTTGTTGAGTACCTGTTCTATTAACATCATATCCTACTGTAGGAAATAATTTAAAATAATTCATTATTCATCTCCTTCATCTTCTTTATTATCTTTAAGTCTCGCATCTTCCATTAATTTTATATCACCCCTAGTTAATTGTCTTGTCTCTTGAAATGATAACTGAATAGTTACATCTGTAGGAGCTCCAGTCTCTTTATAAAACATATTACTGTTTTCATTATATGTAGTTGACATACCAGTTAGATATGCATCATGCATTAAAGGCATATAATTATCAATCTTACTTCCTCTTCTAAAAGTAACTTTAAACCTTGGTGGGTATGAAACTGCAACATTGGCAAGTATTTGAGGGTACATATATTCTCTAAGCATCTTTTCTATCTCTTTCATTGCCTCACTATCTTTCTTATCTTCTGGAACCATTTTAAATGTAAAGGAAAAAGTTCTAACCCCCATATCTTCAAACGTTGCCGTAGCTTTAGTATTTAATACAACTCCTGCCTTTGCAGATGCAACCATTGCAGATTCACCAGCACCGGCAAATAATTTATTAATAACTGCTGCACCAATTGCTAAAGATTCACCTTTACTTTCTGTAAGTTTTGCCTTTGCCGCATCAGCATCATCACCATAATCTTTACTAAAACTCTTAACAGCATCAATAGTACCAAAATTCATTGTGCCAAAGTTAGCACTATCTTCTAGGGTAAATCCACTTGGTATAAACATATTTATTGTCTTTAAAACATTACCAGATATGTTTTTTATTACCATTCTAACAAAGGATGCATCTTCCTCATCAACCGGCAGTCTTGTAGGAAATACAAGGGCTTTTGCTGGGTTACTTTTATCATCTGTGGCCATCTTTTTACTCCGTATAAATACTTATATTATTAACTAACATATAGAGTATTTATAATGGCTTATAGAGGGAAATATACAATTAAACGTAAAGATAAATATCTGGGTGATGCATCCAGTGTAGTTTATCGTTCATTATGGGAAAGACAAGCATTCAAGTGGTGTGAGAGTAACCCTAAAGTAAAGAGATGGAATAGTGAAGAGATAGTTATTCCCTATAAATGCAAGACTGACAATAAGTTGCATAGATATTATGTTGACTTATTAATAGAATTAGATAATAAAGAAATCATCTTGGTTGAAATTAAACCAAAGAAAGAAACATCACCCCCAAAAAAGCCCTCTCGTAAGACTAAAAGATATATCAATGAGGTTATGACATACATTAAGAATCAATCTAAATGGGAAGCAGCACAACAATATGCAGACCATAAAGGATGGAAGTTTCAAGTATGGACTGAAGATACTTTAGGCAATCTAGGTATCAAACTACTGAAAAGTTGATATAAATACTTATACAGGAGAAAAACTTTATGGCATCATTATTCGATACACTACAGGCTCAGGCATTTAAGGCTGGCATAACTGCTCGGACTAAAAAGTCTCAGAAGTGGTTTCGTGATAAGATTGAAGATATGAAGACCCCTGACAGAAGGGCTTTATTAAAAGATGATGCACTAGAACCTACTACAAGAGAATTAAGAGGTTCAATGTATATGTATTTCTATGACCCTAAACATAAAAAGACTTTGCCTTATTATGATAGATTCCCTTTAGTTCTTTTAATAGAACAAAGAAAGGGTGGGTTCTTAGGATTAAACTTACATTACTTAAGACCCGATATACGTGCTAAGTTTTTAGATGAATTGATGAAACTATCAGCAGGAAAGATTACTGATAAGTCAAGATTAATGAAAGCACGTTATGATTTAATTTCTAGTACTAGAAAATATAAAGAGTTCAGACCATGTTTAAAAATGTACTTAAGTAATCATATTAAATCAAGAATGGTAAGAGTACCTATGAGTGAATGGGAAATTGCAATCTTCTTACCAACAGAACAATTTAAGAAGAGTCAGAAATCCAAAATATGGGCTGACTCTATTAAAATCGCGAGACAGACCTAATGAATATAGATAAGTTAAAATCAACAATAGGTAAACGTGGTGGTATTGCAAAGGCAAATAGATTTAAAGTTATGTTTACACCACCACAACAAAGTTTACTTAATATAGACCCAGGTGCAATTTTTACTAGTGTAATTTCAGGAGATGGCATTAATTTAAAAAGTCTTATTAATGACCCTCGCGATATTTCTATGTTATGTACATCAGCAAGTATTCCTGGCAGACAGTTTAGTACTGATGAAGTAACTATGGAAAGACAAACAGTAAAAATGGTTTATGGTTTTATTGATGAAGATATTACATTTACATTTTTACTTACAAACGATATGTATATGAAGAAGATGTTTGATGATTGGTCATCTTCAATTATTGATGATGAAGCATATACATTAAATTATAAAAAGAATTATACCGCAGATGTTGTAATACAACAATTAAATTTAGATGATAAAGTTGTATATGGCGCAAAGTTAGAGAATGCATATCCAAAATCTATCTCTCCTATAGAATACTCTATGGACTCAGAAGAAATTGGAACATTTACTGTTACATTTGCATATGATAAATATAAACTAGAAGACGCAGTAGAGTCAGGATTGTCTGGTATTACTTCGGCCCTAGAGATATTATAACATAATTATATTATAGGAGAATAAAATATTATGGCACTACCAATTGTAAATTCCTCACGTTATGAGGTAACAATACCAAGTATGAATGTGAAGGTTGAATATAGACCTTTCTTAGTAAAAGAAGAAAAGTTACTAATGGTTGCACTAGAATCTAAGGATGATGGTTTAATTGTTAGGTCATTAAAGGATGTTATACGCTCATGTGTGTATGACGATATTGATGTAAATAATCTAACTACCTTTGATTTAGAATTCTTATTTTTAAAATTAAGAGCAAAGTCAGTGGGTGAAACAGTAGAGTTGAAGTTTCCGTGCGAAGGTGAAGAATGTAAACAAACAATACCAGTTAGTCTTAATTTAGAAGAGATTGAGCTACAAGGTATCGACCCAGATAGAATAGTAATGGTAACAGATGAGGTGGGAGTTCAGTTTAACTACCCATCACTAGATGTGATAGAGAGTGTAAGTATTAAACCTGAATCTTCTCAAGAAGAACAACTAAAGGCGACTCTAGGTTTAATTGCTTCGGCTATTGGAAATATATTTGATGCTGATAATGTATATCCAGCGTCAGATAGTAGTACTAAAGAATTAACAGAATTTCTTGATGAACTTAATTCAAGTCAGTTTAAAAAGATTGCAGATTGGTTTAGTAATTTACCTTATCTTGCAAAAGATGTAGAATATAAGTGTAATAAATGTGGACATGAACATAATATGGAGTTAAGAGGTCTCCAAAGTTTTTTTACATAGGCCTTTGTCATGATTCACTAGTAAATCATTATAAAACAAACTTTGCTATGATGCAACATCATAAATATAGTTTAACTGAATTAGAAAATATGATACCATGGGAAAGAGAAATATATTTGGCTTTATTAGAAAATCATATTAAAGAAGAAAATGATAGGATAAGGGCTCAAAATAGAAAAGGAGGAATGTAATGGAAGAAGAATTAAAAAGGAGTGGACATCATCCAGCCGATGTTAATGGTGATGGTTATGTTACTCCTGACGAACAGAAAATGTATTTAGAGTTTAAGAGAAAAGAACTTGAAGATGCAGATGCAATGAGAGATGCCCAAAGAAAGATGGCATGGTTTGCTCTCGGTGGTATGTTACTATATCCATTTGCAGTTGTATTGGCAGTTCTTCTTGGATTAGATTCAGCAAGTAAAATTCTTGGAGATATGGCAGCGACATACTTCGTTGCAGTTGCAGGTATTGTAGCGGCATTCTTCGGGTCACAAGCATTTGGGAATAAGAAATAATCATGGCCGATAATAAAAAATTAAGAGAAAAGAATAAAAAGGAAGCAGCTGCAATAAAGAAAAAGCAACAAGAGTACCAAAATGAAAGAAAAGGTAATATGGTACAAATTGCTGAAGCACATAAATCTCTCTTAGAAAGGGCCAATAAAGCCATACAAGATGGTAATAAGGAACAAGGTAAAGGTTTAAAAGAAAGGGCTTCACATTTTGCAAAAGTTCTTAATGGTGATGGCCGTAAACTTAGTAATGATTATTTAAAAAATATACTAGAAGCTTCTGAACAACAAGACCTAGACTCAAAACAAAATTTAGATGCAGTCAGACAGGCAATCGAAAAACAAACACAAGAAGATATTAAGTCCACAAAAAGGGCGGAGGCTGTAGCAGCAGCGGCACCTCTTTCTGAAGGACTTGCAGGAATTTCTGAAAATATAGCAAGGGCCAATGCGGCCGAAGTGGCCAGAGAAAAACTTGGCCAGAATACTATGGGCAAAAGACTTGATAAACTAGGTAATGTATTTGGTAAAGCCGCAAGTGTGGCTGATGTAAAAAGAGCCAAGGAATTAAAAGAACAATATAAAAGAGTATCCGAAGCACTAGAAAATGCAAAGGCTGGTGGTAGTGAAGAAGAGATTGAATTAGCACAACAACAAGTAGATGCACTAGATGCAACAGTAGGTGACGAAGAGAGTAGAAGAGAACAAAGTAAAAAGGCTGACGAGGCCAATAGCATACTTCATGGTATAAAAGGTTATAGTGAAGAAATGGCTAGTAAGTTTGGAGATTTAGCAAAGGGTGGTGGATTTATCGCTGGTCTTGCTGGTGTAGTTCTTGCTCTCTTTAGTCCAGAAACATTTATTAAAATAGTAAATACTGCAATTGAAAAGGTTATGGTAATAGTTGACTTTATTAAAGACCTTTTCGAACTTGATTTTGCAAGTGCATTCGAAACTTTTAAAGAAAATCTTGGACTGTTCTCTCTTATTGCTGGAGGTATACTTATATACTTTGGCCCTGCATTAATAGGTGGTATAATTTCTGTAGTTAATGTAGTTAAGACTGTAGGACTCTTTATGAGAGTAACAATGTTTCCTGCAATAACTACTATGTTTACTTCAATGGCCACAGCATTCAGTGGTATGTTAGCCGCAATGGCTCCATTCTTAGTTCCTATTCTTGTGGTTGTAGCCATCATAGGTGCAATAGTTGGTACTGTTATGTTACTTAGAAATAGTTTAGGCGAAGGCGCTACTATGATGGACGGACTATTATTAGGTTGGAGTTATATTAAAGATGGATTTGCAAGAGTTAAAAATATGTTCTTAACTTTGGCAGAAAGTATTATAAGTGGTTTAGATTGGGTTAATCCTATATTAGAATTCTTTGGTAAAGCACCAATTGCGTTTAATGAGATTAAATTTGACAGAGCCGCTACTGATAATGCACAAAAATTTAGAGATGGCCAAGCCGAAAGAGTTGCCGCAAGAAAAAGAGAAGAGGCAGAAGCTAAATTAGATGCCGCCCGTCAATCCAAGGCGGCCCAAGATTCTGCTGCTCTAGAAGCTGGAAAGTTAGGTACAACTTCATCAGAGGCTGCATCCATAAGTTCATTCGAAGCCGCAATGGCTAAAGGAATGAGTATGAATACAGGTAGTCAGGTTGTTGGTGTTAATAAAACAGATATTAATAACTCTGTAGTTGTAGGTGTTGGTGGAACAACAGAAGGAAATAGAGCTCTTAGAAATTCTGATAGTATGTAATAAAAAAAGGGACCCCGAAGGGTCCCAAAGTTCCATTTATAATTATTAATTATTAGGAATCATTTGCAAGTTTTGCAAAGTATGATAGTGTATCATCATCACCACTAGAAGAACTTTCTACAGCAGGAGCCGCTTCCGCAGTCTGCATAGTTGGTGCTTCCATGACATCTGATACTACTGGTTCTGGCGCTGATACGTGTCCAGCATCCACCCCTAGTACTCTATTCAACTTAGTCTTTAATTCATCATAAGACTTATAGTTTTCAGGTTTAAGGAAGTCTTGAAGAGCATATAGTTTCCCATAAACATCTTCTAATCTACTCTCATCGCCATCATGTAGAGAACTTGGTGAAGCAAACTCTGACTTATCATAGTTTACCCAACCTTCTACTTTACGGATTTTAATTTTAAAGTCCGCACCTTCCCAGAAGTCATAAGGATTGCATGGTGTTTCATCTTCAAAAGCAGGTTGCATAGCTTCCATAATCTTATCAAAGATTTTCTTACCAAACTTATAAAGGAATACTTTACCTTCATTCTCTGGATTACTAGGGTCAGAAACAACTAGTACATTACTTACATAATGAAGTCTACGTTTCCTATCTCTAGCAATAGTTTTATCTTCATCTCTACCAGAGTTCCATAGAACCGAGTTCATTTCTGATACTGGGTCTGGTTGTCCAATAGAAGTTAAAGAATTTTCGATATACCATAAACCATTTGGGCCTTTAAAGCCATGGTCCCAGTATCTCACCCATGGAAGGTCTTCACCTTCTGTACAAGGTAAAAATCTAATTACGGCATAACCGTTACCAGCTTTATCTCTTGTGGGTTTCCAGAATCTATCATCCCCGTAGGAATTGGATTCTTTCTTAGTGGTTGAAACTGCTTCTGCAGCCTTTACGAGTTTATCAATAGATGAGCCTCGTGAGCTCTTTAAGTTAGCAAATGACATATTTATTTCTCCGTATATTGCATTGTATTACTGAATTATCCACTTTGTACATAATATAAGTTATATTATACTACACTTTCATGCAGTTGTAAACCCTTTTCTTAATAAATTTTTACATTTATTTCCATCAAAGTTTACGAATGGGGTATACTTCTTGATTCTCCTTTTAAGGTCAGGCCACATAATCGTGTCACTAATCTTATTGGATTCTCTTTCAACAAACCCCAACATTGAATCCAAGATACAAACAGTCTCTAAACTAATCTCTTCTTGCATCAATAGTTCTATAATAAGAGGTATCTGTCCTTCTTTAGATTGAAACAACCCATCAAAACCAACCTCGTTTACATCACTTAGTTTATTTATATCGATTGAAAACACTCTATGGATACTTTCTCTTATTCTTTTATAGTTATTATAGTTATCTTCACCTTCATGGTTCATCATATCACCAACGTAAGATACTCCTTGTTTGAAATTAGATACATAATACCCAATAACATCCTTCTCGTAATTCTTACCAATCTTAGCAAAGAAATACTTATCTCTCCTTTTCAGAAAAGAGTTTGAGGTTACATTTGATTTATAGTTATACTTAATCGCATCATAACTATCAGTTTCAAAATGTAACTTCAAAGCATTGTAAATCTTGTAAGAGTCAAATGGGTCCATTCTCAAACCATTACGCCTTCATATAGGGCTTCTAAATCTTCTACATCACCCACGACTTGGCTTAAATTTTGTTTATGATAGATAGTCGCCATCTTTCTTAGATGCTTCTTATCAATCTCTACATCTTCTACGCAAGAGTTTACTGCCTCTTTAATAAAAGTTCTTTGTGCGTCCATCATAGTCATTGCATTTGAAATCTCTTCAATACAACCCTTGATTCTTTTCTTATCTTCATCTGAAGATGGGATTATTACATTACTCATTTACTGCTCCTATATTATATTGGTAATTTATTGGTTTTACTTGCACCTCGGATAAGATTTAAAGTATTAGCTTCGTGTTCTATCTTATCTCTTAGTGAATCGGTTAATAACTTTTTAAGACTTTGGTATTGCATACCTCGTTCTTCTATAATCATAACTGCCGCATCTATGTAACTAACATCTGGTTTGTCGGCAACTAAATTTTCTACGGCCAATGAAAATCTTTTCTTAGTCATAATCTTGTGTTGAAATATTTTTTTCTCTTCTGTCATAATGTCCTTAGTAAAATACAATCTGAGTTAATCCTGCCGTTAGGAGAATTAACCTTAGTTGTAATCTGGTCTTTCCAAACTTGTTTAGCAATTTGTTTGGAAGTCTTAGTTAATATTAAAGGTAGTATCACATCTGGTTTTCTCAACTTAGTACACTTAGATAATTTCTCATCAAAGTTTTTAATTGTGGTACCGCCCACTTCAAACCCTTTAGTTGAATTAGTAACATATTCATATAGGTTACGGTTTTTAGTATTAAACACCCAGAGGGTTTCTTGGCCGGGGATTTGAATAGGATTAATAGAAGATAGTTTGTATTCCATATCTTCTAATTTAAATTTTAAGTTCTTTATTTGAGCATCAGAAGCCTTTGGTTTCCTAGCCCTTGGTGTCTTAGATGCCTTGAATGATATCTGAAGTTTATCCAAGTCCGAATAAACACCATCCATCTGTTTCATCATCTTCTTTTTATTGGCTGTAGATATATGACTATAACCTTCTACTGCCTGTTCACATCTTTTATGTAACGCATCACCAACTTCTTGATAGTATTGGTCAATTATTTTCTTAAAGGGAGCAATGGCATTACCCTTAAGATTATTTTTCTTAAAGAGTGCGAATACATCTATTGAAGCCTTGAAGTTATTATCTAGCCAACCTTCAACAATTGTATCATCCCATTCAGTATAGATAGTATCCATCATTTTCCTGCGAGTTCTTTCTGCAATGGATATTACTTTAGGTGCATCTTTTTTCTTCTCTTCTAGTACTTCTTCTACTAGTTTTGCGGCCTCTAACTTTTCTCTTGCAGACTTAGTAAAGCCTTTTATCTCTTCTTCTGTGTATTCATAGCCACGATAGAATAACCTTGCTGACTTACCGAGAGGGAAAGTTATTAGATGGTCTTTTAACTTCTTAAAAGTCTTTGCTTCTTCTTTAGTAAGACCACATACTTCTTCTACAAAATCAATTACATAAGGTACATAATCTTTTGTTTTATAAAAGTAGTTATACCAATGGGCACCTTTTGTCCAAAGGCTTAGTCGGATTTTATTTTCTACTTTATCGGGTGTTGTTTCACCTGGATTAAATATAGGTTCAGGCCCTAGATATTGGTCTTCAATAGTAACTCTATTTTTACGACCTTTCTTTCTTGTTGCTTCTAATTTTTTACTTACCATAATTTTAAATACTCCCAATTAATAATACTATTATACTACACTTTATATGTAATGTAAAGGGGCCAGAGATATAAATTGTAAATTAAAAGGAGTAATATCTCTGACCCCGTGACTGCTACTCAACAAGTAACTGTTGATAATTCTTTATTCCTTGAACATAGTTCTCTGCCGCATCTTCTGCGAAGTATTCGTTGTGACCTTTAAACCATTCAATGCCTAGTAGATTATTATCTACATACATTTTGATTCCAAAATTACGAGGGTCTCCGACAGTTCTTAGAACTTCTGCTTTACGATTTGAATACTCACCTTGGCCGGCGTATTCGCTTAATAACATATACTTCATTATTTTTCTCCGTATGTTTCTTCCCATTCAACTCTAGCAATTTCCATTATCTGCTCGTTGTTTAGGTCTGGGTATTTAACCTTAAGTGATTTGATTAAATAGTGTCTTCGGTCAGCATCTCTAACGAGTAGAAATGCACCTGAACATAAATAAACAAAAACTACTAGGCCAACTAAACTAAAAATTACATTTAAAATATCCATAATTACTTTCCTATGTGTTTCACGTCTTCGCGTGGTATTACTTGATATGCCCCTTTATTATATGCCGGGGCGATTGTGAAGTTTTTACTTTCTTCTTTCTTCCAACTATTATCTTCAGGTATTACTGGTGGAGATAATGGTGCGGATGGGTAATTTGGTGTTTCTCTAGCATAAGTTTTATTCTGAGCTGGAGTCGACCAATTAAAATCTTTCATAGTCTTTGACTTACTAGCTGACATTGATTTAGTCTTACGCTTCTTTCCCGATGGTCCATATTTTAATGAACCTGCATAGAAATTAGTAACACCCATTATGAGACAATACTCCTAGAAATGTTTGAGATATATTTATCGGTGAGTTCTCTTTGTTTAGTTCTCCACATGATTTTACAATCTCTATTCTTGGCTCTCTTTTCGGCTTTCTTAAGTGAAGCCATTCTTTCTTTATATTTTAAAACCATCTTAATAGTCCCAATCGTTCTTTGTTGCCTGATATGTTTCCATATAACTACTACCTGCGAGATAATCTCGTGTCTGTTTATCAGTGTAGTGCCTATTCTTGTCGTGAAAACATTCTAAACTATTAGGTGACTGATGTGAAGCCTTTGCAATTGCCTTGTTTAATTTGGCCATTGTATTAATTGACTTCTTTCTCTTGTCTATTCGAGCAGTTGTTTTTTTCATGTTGTGCCTTTCTTGAGCTTCTTTTATCATTTCTAATCTAGTTTTCATATAGTCTCCTTAGTTTACTAATATAGTATATCACGCTTTATAATAAATGTAAAGTGTTTTTTTCATTTTTTTTCATTTTTTTGCAAAGTGTAACATTTATGTAACACTAAATTACTTTAATAATGCTATTATCGCCTTTAATACTTCTTGAGCAATTAGTCTTGATTCTGTTGCGGCCAGTTGTTCAAGTTGGCCCTGTACTATTATATACTTTGCTAGGTTGTTAATAAGAAGTATTAATCCTGCTCCGTTGAGTAGGATAAGTGCCCTATCTTCCCATAAGATTGATACCCATAACCATAATGTGATACCAACTATAGAAAGCATAAGGTCTATTAATTGAAATTCTGGAATGCCACGGACTGACATTGCACTTAATACTATTATTGAAGCAATCCACTTAATATACCAATCAAGTGTTTTGCCCTTAGTTCTTGCCACTATACCGCAACTCCTGTAACTTCTTGCTCCATTTGCAAGTCGCATCTCGTTAAGTATTTTTGTAGTTCTTGATGGCCAAGTAACTGAGAACCATCATCCATAATGAAGTTAACACTATAGTTGGCTCTTTCCTGATTAGGACCCATTGTCCATTTCTCATTCTTGGAAAGAATTTCTTCCCTCATCCAACCAAACTCTCCATTGGCCGTATTCCTTTCGCAAGTAATACTTCCGTCCGAATCTATATTGATGAAATAAGGATTGTCCCATTCTTCAATTGCCAGAGGAGCAGGATTTGCCAAGAGTTGAACATCAATGACATACTCTTGCTGAGCATCATCTGACACTGAAATTGCCTTTACAACTTCTGGGAAATACCTATGGAGTATATCATACCCATTTAAATTAGGCTCATCGCCACTACCGAGAACCTCATCACCTACGTTCTCCAGAACATAAGCAGAACCACCTTTATATTTCCAGTACGGGTCTGAAACACCATGGACATAATCATCATTGCCCCAAGCATAGTTTTCTTTGTACTGTGTATTTATTAATAGTTTCATAGGTTTCTCCGTTTAATTTCTAATTTACTAGTATATTATAACTGGTTTTTGCACAAATGTAAAGTGTTTTTTTCATTTTTTTAAAGAATTTTCATAACTGTAACATAAATGTAACACATTTGTAACATTAGTCTTTCGGCCAACACTTTTGGTAAAGTTCTGCCTCTAGTTTATAGGCTTCTTTTTCCCATGGAGCATTTTCATATTGATAGTTGCGAGGTTTCTTACCCTTCCATGACATACTATAACCACATAGTTCGCCACGTAAGTATTGTTTTGCATGAACCATTTCATGAGCAAGAGTTTGCATCATTGATTCGTGTGATAGTTTTTCTCCTAATGATTTTCGAGCGATGTGTATATCAACATAACCCTCGTTAGTATCACCCCAGCACAAACCTTCAGAGTCTGAATCTAAGGTAGTTTCAAAGTTAAGTATAATAACCTTGGACCATAATCGATTAATACCCAATTCTCTACAAAGCTTCTTAATGTAGATATCAATCTTTTTCTTTTGGGCCACTTGACCTCTTAAAACTAAAATTGGCATTTACTTCATCTTTCTCTAATCGGTTAATATGGGTATATTATACTACGCCTAAGACCGCTTGTAAAGTGTTTATTTAGAATATTTTGTTATAAGACTATAACTTAGGAGAATAAATGGTTATAAGTTCTTCCTTACCCTTTACGTTAATACTACCTATTTCTTTGCACTTATACTCTTCTGGCAACTGGTCTTTTGTGAATGAGGAGATGATGGTTTTATATTCAAGCAACTCGTGTCTTGCTGCTTTAGCCTCGAGCCTTGCCGCGAGGTTGACTGCGTCTCCGATGACAGAGTAATCAAACCGAGACTCACTACCCATATTACCAACAATGCAATCGCCAGTATTGACGCCAGTTCCAACATTGATGGCGGGTAAACCCTGCTCGCTATATCGTCTTCTGAGTTCATCTGTTTTTATCTCTATCTCTATTGCTGATTTGACGGCCAGTTCTGCATGATTGGGACAATCTAATGGGGCGTTCCAGAAGGCCATAATACAATCACCCATATACTTATCTATTGTTCCATTATTATTTAGTATAATTTTAGTCATTGCGTCTAAGAATTCATTAATAAGGATGACCAAACCCTCTGGGTCGTTCTTGTTTTTATAGTGTTCTGATATAGGAGTAAACCCTACAATGTCCATGAATAGGAAGCTCATCTCTTTTCTCTCACCCCCTAAAGTTAATAGTGATGGGTCTTTCTGTAACATATAAACCATATCAGGCGAAAGATAAGTTCCAAATTGTTTCTTAATTTGTTGTCTTAACATAAACTGTTTATAGAAGTTATTAAAACTTGATGAGGTAAAGAGTAGTATAAATAAAACTGCAGGATAACTAACATCTAGGAGAATATACCATTCAGTCCAGGCATAATAAACGGCGGCTCCATAACCGAACAGCACGACTGAGAAGATTGCAGCACCATAATAAATTGATAGATAGTAGACTGCCAGAACAAGACCAAGAGAACCAAGAACCATTAATACTAGTTCGAGCCATGGTGCCCATATCGGACGAGATATCGAATCCTGGTTCACAATCGTTTGCATGGCGGCCGCTTGTAGATGATGTGC